TTGCCTCATCGCCCGCAGTCTTAGCCGCAGCAGCTGCATCATCCGCCGACTTTTTAGCCGCCGCCGCGATGTCGGCTGCGGCAGTGGCAGAATCGGCAGCCTTCTTGGCCTCGCTCTCCGCGTTGCCCTGTGCAGTCAGTGCAGCCTTGGCCGCAGCCTGCGCATCATCGCTGGCCGCCTCTGCCGCTTTTTTGGCAGCAAGTGCGGCCTCTGCATACGGCCCGGCCTTGGCAGCATCTGCCGCCGCATTTTCCGCCGCCTGTTGAGCTTTATTTGCGCTTGCTTTAGCTTGCATAGTTGCTTCAAGCACCTGCGACGCCAGCTCGGGCGTCGGCTCTGCATCCGCGCCGCCGTATACGCCCGCTTGTTCAAGGATAAGATACTCCACGTTACAACTCGCCCGCTGCACGCCGGAGGCCAGCCCGGCCAGCACAAGCACGCCATCCTTGGCCTCCTTCGTCACCTCGGGCGGCACATCCATGGCATCCCCATCCAGCAGGGCCACGCGCAGCGGCTCTTCCCGCCCTGGGATGTGCCACGTTGCGGTGAGATTCAGCCCGTCCCACCCGGCCCCGCGCTCAATCTTGATACCCTCCGTGCCAAAGCTGGAATTAGTCCCCAGCACCAGCTTTCGCGGAATTGGGGTGTAGTTGTCCAGCCTCAAAGTATGTACCATGCTCTACCTCCTTAACAGTACAACAGTTTCTCGGCGTTGATTACGATTGGCTCTCTCATGGTTTCATTTCTCGTACAGTGTGCCTAAATCCAGCATGCCGCCGGTAGAAGTAGCTTTGTACCCGGCAAGGCTGATTTCATGAATAATTGTATTTTCTGCCATGTCTGCCCCTCCTTTTAGTAGATCATATACACCTTAAACAAGACATTAGATATAAAAGCGCCGGCTTTTCCATAAGACTGCGCACCGACAGTCAACATGCCGGTATTAGCATTGTAAGAAACATAGTCAGCGAGGGCTCCGCTTCCGGAAGTAGCAACATCGGTGCTATTCCCGCTCCAAGCATAAGGGACGGTATAAAAATTACTGCGGCTCAGCTTGTCATAAATGCTCCCATAGTGTGACTTCACATCATATGTGAAGTTTGTGAAAGCGGCGGTTTGCTGGCCCAGATAAACAGTTTTGTAGCTGCGTTTTGCAGTTACACTCCCGCTGCCGTTGTGATACCCAATAGGGATTATGTAAGAATCGCCCGGGTAGATAGCTTCGCTTACTGCGCCCCGGTTCGGCATTTTTCCTTCTTTGATGGCTTTGTCGCTTGCGTAGTATTTCTTTCCGGTCAGCA